ACAAAGAAATACAACCCTACATACATCAAGCAAACGCTAGTGCTGGTTGGAACTTTGAATGGGATTTTTCAGAATCTTGTCAATTTACCGAATACAAAAAAGGTCAGTTTTACGATTGGCATTGTGATTCATACGAAGAACCTTACAACAGTCCTGAAAATGCCAACACACATGGTAAGTTAAGAAAACTTAGCATGACTGTATCGCTTACTGATCCTGATGAATACGAAGGTGGAGATTTAGAGTTTGATTTTAGAAATACAGACGAAGGCTCACAGCCTAGAATATGTGAAGAAATTAGAAAGAAAGGCAGCGTGATTATCTTTCCTTCTTTTGTTTGGCATAGAGTCAAACCAGTAACAAAAGGCATACGACACTCCTTAGTGTGTTGGAATTTAGGATACCCATTTAGATGATAGATATTTTTGTTTGGATTTTATATAAAAATCAAGAAATTGGTTTTATTTGTACAATTTTTATTATTTACGCAATAGTGAGAGAAATGAAAAATGATTACTGAATTAAAAAATCCTGTAACTGAAAATTACAAAGAATTAAAAAATATTATATTAACAGAACAAATGGGTTGGTTTTATCAAAGTAAAACTACTTTTAATTCAAAAGATAAAGATATTGATTTTTTTAGTCACGAGCTGTTAAGAAGTCCACAACACAAAAACAATGGAATACAAGTACCAGCTATTAGTATTCCTAATTCCGATCATTTTGAAAGATGTTATTTTATATTAAAAGAAATATTAGATTTTAATAATATAAATTTTGATGTTGTTTATAGAATGAATCTTAATTTAGTTTTACATAACGCCTTAAAAGAAAGCGTACCGCATACTGATTTAAACCTACCGCACAAAGTTGTTATTGTTTATTTGAATAGTTTTCAAAATGGAAGAACGATAGTTTTTGATAAAAATAATAAAAAATCTTTCTCAGACCCTAAAGAAGATGGTGCAATTATCTTTGATGGTAAATTTAATCATTGTGTTGAACCACCTGCTCTTAATGAAAAAAGATTAATAATGGTTGCTAACATTCAATAGGAAAAAAAATGAGCTTTAAGAAAAATAAATACCAAGTAATTAAAAGTGCTATATCAACAGAACTAGCAGACTTTTGTTATCAATACTTTTTAAATAAACGAGCTGTCGCAAGGCACTTGTTTGATGAGAAATACATATCAGGGTTTACTGAATACTTTGGGGTATGGAACGATCCACAAATACCTGAAACTTATTCGCACTATAGCGATATCGTAATGGAAACTTTATTGCAAAAGGTTAAGCCTGTTATGGAAAAAGAATCAGGAATTAAACTTTCTGAAACTTATTCATACGCAAGAATATATAAAAAAGGTGATGAGCTAAAAAGACATAAAGACAGATACTCTTGCGAGATCTCTACTACTATGAATTTAGGTGGGGATGATTGGCCTATATTCTTAGAACCTTCAGGCAAAGAAGGTAAGGATGGTGTAGAAGTAAATTTAAAACCAGGCGATATGTTAATGTATCAAGGTTGCGATCTTGAGCATTGGAGAAAACCATTTAAGGGTAAAGATTGCGGACAAGTGTTTTTGCATTATAATGACTCTAGTGGCAAAGATGCCAAAACCAACAAATATGATGGTAGACCTATGATTGGATTGCCAGCATATTTTAAAGGAGCTTAGTATGGACATATTAATACCGTTAGTAATGATTGCAGTACTCTTGGGATTTTCTGTAAGAAAATTTAAACCTGAACTTTGGAAAAAAGTTACAGCTAAGTTTAAGAAATAAAATGAGCTGGTTTAAAAAGTTTCTTACTTTTATCACGCCTCTTAGTTCAGCAGAACTGCCTAATCCTTTTAAAGAAAGAGTGGAAACCGTAAACGAAACTTATAAAAAGGTTCCAAAAAAAAGAGGCCGACCTCGTAAAAAAAAATAATGTATGCGTAGTGAAAAAGGAGCAAAAACAACATAATATCTTGATAGCTTGGTCAGCTATTGCATTTATAGCAACTTTGGTTATTGGTTTATCTTTAAACTTATCCGCAGATCCAGTAGGTGATTGTACTGCTGGAACTCAATATTGTGAGGATAATGGCCTAACCACAATTAATACTACGACCACAACGAATACCAATACAAACGTTAATACAAACGACAATACCAATACAAACACCAATACAAACAATAACACTAGCGTTAACACCAACACAAACAACAACACCAATAACAACACTAACGCTTCAACTTCTACAAGTAACAATACTAATACAAACGTTAATACTTCGACTTCTACATCAAACGTAAATTCAACGGTTAATCAAAATGTCACTAACGCAAGCACTTCGAATAATACTAACGTCAACACTTCAAATAATACAAATGTCAATACTTCAACGTCAGATTCAAATGTTACAACTAATAACAAAAATGTTAATCAAAATAACAACATATCTGATAACACAAATAGAAACATTAACGAATCAAATTCGACTCAAACTATCAACCAGAACGTAAGGTCTAAGGCTCCCCCAGCATCAGCAATAGCACCATCTATAATGTCTTATTCACAAGACTTATGTACTGTAGGCCGCTCTGGTGCGTTCCAGGGACAGGTATTTGGTTTTTCTACAGGTGCTACCGTTACAGATAAAAACTGCGAACGTCTAAAACTTTCAAAATATCTCTACGACACCGGGATGAAAGTAGCCTCAGTATCTATTCTTTGCCAAGACGAAAGAGTATTTAAAGCTATGGAAATGGCTGGTACTCCCTGCCCTTATCAAGGTCAGATAGGTAAAGAAGCCACTAAAGCTTGGGCAGTCAATGCATCTAAAAGACCCGATGCTAAAGAGCAAGAAAAACTTTTTATACAGCAATGCACAAACGATAGAAACCCTAACAGAGACAAGATAAACAAAGATGTTGTTGGGGCAGTCAAGGTTATTTATACAGCTAAAACTAAAACTAAAAGGCAATGCAAAAAAGAATTTTATGCTACGCAATAGCGTGTTTGTTTAGCGTTACAGTTTTAAGCCAAACAACAACCACCCTTATTCAAGACAAGCCACTCTGGGACTTACGCCTAGAAAATGCTACTGATATGTCAGCAAATGATGACGGTACATCACAAGTGTTTGATCTTGGGTTTGATTTTAATTTCTTTGGCGAAACATTTGATCAAGCCTATATGGCTAGTAACGGTTGTTTAATATTTGGTGCTTTAGCAACAGGCAACAACTGGGAGAAAAACTGTACACAATATAACCCCAGCCCAGAACCTAACACCAACTATACGATGTATCCGTTCTGGACTGATTTAATTATGCGGGATAACTCTGATATGTTAGCCAAGCAGTTTAATGACAAAGTTATTTTTGGTTGGTATGAGATGTGGGAGTATGACAGAGACTCTAAAAATACTTTTGAGTTATGGCTTTACCCAAACGATTCTTATGAAGCTAGATATGGTGAGTTAGATATTAAAGAACACGATGTGTTCATAGGCATACAGGGCAAAGAAGATGAGTTTGAAACTTATTACTTCCACGATGAATGTAATACAGGAGAATATAATTCTAAAGAGTGTTACAACTATGACTGGAATAACTCAGACAAAAACCAAAACCTAGAAAACGGTGGCTCACTTTTTGTGGGTGATGTACTAGATTGTAGTAATCCTTTGAACGATATTAGCTGTGCTGGATATTGGCAAGCATACGACAATGAGCAATGCGATATTGATCCTCAATACTCACCTTCTTGTAATGGCTACAAGCAAGAAGAATCTGTGGCTTACTTTCAAGAAGAAGTTGATTACGGTTATCAAGACGAACAAGATTACAGCAATCCGTCTGCAAACCAACAAGAACAATTTGGTTATGTGGAAGAGCCTATAGAAACATTTGAAGAGCCAATGTTCTTTGAGCAACAAGAACAAAACTTTAACGAGCCAGAGCTTTACTTTGAACCAATTCAAACTGTAGAAAATTTTGAGCCAAGGGCAGAAGAAACTTTCTTGCCTCGTGAAAACTTAATGGTTGAAGAGTTTATTTTTCAAGAAACTTTTCTAGTAGAAAACTTGCCAGAACCTGAAAGAATTTTTGAAGAAGTCAACGAGCTTATACAGGAAGAAAGAATAGAAGAAGAGTTTGAACCTGAGCCGCAAGAACTTGAGCGCGTAGAAGAGGCCAGAGAAGAAAGACTGGTAGAGGCTGAAAAAGAAAGAGAAGAAGTAATAGAAGAGGTTTTCCCAGAAACAAAAGATGGCAAAAGTTCTATTACCAGAGATATAGCTTTACGCGTTGTCTCGTCAACTCTAACAACAGCCAGCAATAGTTTTAACTCAGGTAGTCAATCTAGCAACAACTCCTTAAATGGGTCGACAGGTGGTTCTAGCGTAAGTGGAGACAATATGGGTGTAAGCAACTCTCCGAGTATCTCAGAGCAATTTGCCGCTTCAACAGCGCAAAACAATCAAGTTTTAGAAATGAGCGCAACAAGCGCAGCTAATGACGCAGGATCTTCAAGTGTGACAGAAAGCCTGGTGATTGATGTTAGCACTGAAACGTCTAATTTAAACTCTAATATAGATCTTGCTGTTACCAGCGATAGCGAAGAATCTGACGCAGATAAAATAGTAGATCAAATCCTTGCTCAAAACCTGCAAGACGCACAAGAGCAAGTGGCGGCCAAACAAGAAGAAACTGGGCAGTATGGCTCAGAGAACGCTATTATAGCGGTTATGGGGTTTGTTCCAGACTTTAATAGCTACAGATTAGTCAATCTACCCAAAAAAGAATTTTGGTATGAGACTAAAAGCATCTATACTAATAGCAACCTTTCAGATAATACTGCGGCCTTTTATGAGCTAGCAGGACAAAGCATAAAAACTTTGACTGAATTAAAAGAATTACAGCCAACATTATAGGAGACTGAAATGAATTGGTTTGAGAATAAAACAACTCAACTTATAGCACTTGCTGGTATTGTTACAACGCTAGCTGGCTTTGGTTATCAAGGCGCTCAGTATGTTAACCGTCTAGATAATTTAGAGGCTCAGATAGGCGGCATAGGTGATACTGAACAAGCACAAAAACTTATAGAAGAACGTTTTGCATCTATTGAAACATCAGTACAATTTTTAGAAAAACAAATAGACAGTATTGAAGTTCCAGATGTTACTGAAATTAAAACAAATATAGCTACTATTAAGGCAGACTTACAAAGTTTAAATAAAGATATTAAGAAACTAGAAACTGGAAACCCATTAGCGGGATAATAATATGAAATTTAATTTAATTAAAAACGTAGTAGGTGCTTTAGCCCCTACGCTCGGTTCAGCATTAGGTGGCCCATTAGGCGGTCAAGCAGCTTCAGTTATTGCTGGCGTACTTGGATGTCAATCAGATCCAAAGTCTATTAATAAAGCTATACAAGCAGCAACCCCAGAACAAATGTTAGAGCTTAAAAAAGCTGAACAAGGGTTTGAGCTACAAATGAAAGAGCTTGAAGTAGATGTATTTAAGCTAGAAGTTCAAGACAAGCAAGATGCTAGAGGCAAGTTTAGTAAAGATTGGACAGCCAGGATTATGGGTATTGCTGTTGTTGGTGGTTTTATGGGTTATATATTCTTAGTGACTTTACAGCCACCAGAACAAAACTCTGAAGCTCTTATTAACTTAGTGTTAGGTTACTTGGGAGGTTT